CAACCAAGATGAGTTTGTTCCACTTCATTGCTAGCACCTTCAGACAGGGTGTGTTTAGAATGTCACAGAGCTGCCTTCTATGGTTAATTACCGCCATCGCCAGTGTCATCGGCGAAACCCTCAACCTGCCAGTCTTGATCTTCATCAGCCTGGCAGTGTTCAGTCTGTCCATCGTGGCTGTGGTCAAAATGGCCCGATCGGACTGGTTTGCAAATCGTTTGCTTGACCTCCGCCACCAGCTTATCGGATCCAGTGTCATCAAGATTCCGACAGCTTCCCACCTCCGCTCCACCGTACAGAAGAAATTGGAGATGACGAAGTGTGGTGTGCGACGAGGACACTCCCACCAGCAAGCCGCTACAGAACGCAACAGTGCAACCGAAACTATGCTGGATTTTGTGACCAGTAACGGATACATTCCTTACGTCATTTCACCTTCACCTCGTGAGGCTGGCATTGACGGCAGACGGAGGTTTTACAGTCTTGCCGATCTCCGCCAGAATTACCTCAACGACCCATTGACGGATAAGCACATAATTGTCATGACCGACGTGGACTATTACGTTAACATGCACGAATTGATCAGCCTTGGCCGACCAATCCTGTGCTACACGTTTCAGCCCTCGACCGTGTCAGGACCAGTCAAGGATGGCTACTTTACCATCAAAGATGATGTCGTCCACTACCATGTCAATGGAGGCAAGGATGTCCAACACCGCATCTGGAACTACAACCAGGACACTATCTATGTTGTGGATCCGGAGAATGGATTCTGGGCTACACTCCGCCAGATCATCTATGATCTAGTCGGTCTGTCGTGGCTAAGTTCCATTTGTCACAAACGTTTCGGAATCGGCCCATTCGGCCGGAAAGTGACCATCTGCACCGTTGACCAGTTCAAGTTAAGCGACCACAGAAACATTGTCTCAATTGTGCCGTTTGCAAAGTGCCGTGAGAACCTGTTACCCTTCGAAGAGTACGGGCAACAGCTCAGACGCATGCAATACGGCGCAGCCAACCCTACCGAGCAGTTTAACACCCTAATTTATCTCGGTGATGGTGACCCCCTTGTTAGCCTGGGGGTCGCAGGGCAAGTTGCCAGCGTCCAACTGCCACTGCGTGACCTAGAGGCAATGATGCTCATGCATAACGATTCAAAGACCGCCAACCTATCTGACACCGTCAGACGCGCGCGAGCGACGGAAAAATCGCTCACAGAACAGCAAGCTGCTATAGTACACCACTACTTGCTTTCCATGCTTCCACTGAAACCCGATGTTGTGCACAAGCCTGGGCAATTGGCTCGTCACTATCAGGCAACGGATGTGAAGTATGATCACGACTGCACAGAACAAGGTCGTGAGTATGCGCGCACGTATGCTCCAGGTCCCCTCTCTCAAACTGCTGTGTTCCCAAATGAATCACGCGCAAATGAGAGAGCCACGATCGACGGCAGAGTGGTCGGCCCGCAAACCAAAGCCAAAGCTCGCGAGAACATCACACAGCGCTTGCGGAAGTACGCCAAGGACTTTGTCAAACAGCTAGTCCCCAACCCCGGAGCAGGGTTCCGCTACTCCGTTGCGCACGTAGAGGAGCAACAACAAAAACCTCTGCAGCGAGCCCGCAACGACGCTAACCGGATGCACCATGCCATATCGATGATCACGAAATCATTCCAGAAGAAAGAAGCATATGGCGCACCAAATCATCCGAGGAACATCTCGACAGTACCTCATGGTCAGAATGCCCGCCTTTCTGGCTACACCTATGCATTCAAGGACGCAGTCTTGAAGAAAACCGAGTGGTACATGCCGTGCAAAACGCCAGCACAAATTGCTGAGGCAGTGGTCAACCTAGCAGCAAAATCTACTGAACTAGTCGAAACCGACTACAGCAGGTTTGATGGCACATTCTTACGGTTCATGCGAGAACACGTTGAATTTGCCTGTTACAAGCGCTGGGTACCTGAGGAACTATTGCCGGAGCTCTCTGAGCTCTTGAACAACGAAGTTGATAGCAAGGCACGCACTCGGCTTGGACTGACTTACGCCCCAGGCTGTTCCCGTCTGAGCGGCTCTCCACTCACGACGGACGGGAATAGCATCTGTAATGCATTTGTCTCATATGCTGCTGGCCGGTACAGCGGTGCCAGCCACGAAGAAGCATGGGACGACATTGGTATTGTCTACGGTGATGACGGCCTCAGGAGCGGGAGTGTTCCTGACGAATTACTGTCATCGACCGCTAGTGATTTGGGCTTTGAATTGAAGATCTGCAATCGTGCATCCCGCGGACAAAGTGTTTCCTTTCTGTCTCGCATTTTCTGCGATCCATGGTCCTCACCGGCATCCATCCAAGACCCCGCACGTACACTCCTCAAAATCCACACCACTTGTGACGGCAGTAACAAGACCATTCAGGAGATTGGGTGGGCAAAGACACAAGCCTATTTGGCTACTGATCGTCTGACCCCATTTATTTCAGACTGGTGCTTGGCTTATCAACGCAACTGCCCAGAACAATTGGTTAACTACGACGATTACACTGACATCCCATTTTGGGTCAGGGACGAGGATTCTCTCAACAACTCTTGGCCACAATCCGACAATGAAATCTGGGTCGGGATTGTCGCCAATCGCCTCGGGGTGACAGCCAGTGAACTTGACGCTCACATTAAGAAGTTAAGAGCGTTCACTGGTAGGGTGGAAGACTTACCGGTCCTGACTTCACACATTGACCAGACACCAAAACTTGAAGTCGCGATGGACGGTGAGATACATGCCGGTCCTAGTTCGGTCAATAAGAAGACTGAGAATGGACCAAACCATCACGGCGATCGAGAAGACTCTGGAACAGCTGAAACAGCAGTTCCAACATCTCGTGGATCACCGGCGAAGCCTGGGCGGGCTGTCCCCGGTCGAGGAAAACGAGATGCGAACGTTTGTGCTGAGCGCGAGCGCAAAGGCGGACGCAATCAAGCGTCTGCTATCGCGCATTCCAACTCCGCCAGCGCAGACAAGCCTCACAGACGACGACCCACTCCACAAGTGAGTGGTCCCAGGAAACCGAAGGTTTAGATGAACAAAACCTGAGGGGGGTTCGAGA